ACCGCCGCCGCCGCCACCACCTCCGCCGCCGCCACCGCCACCACCTCCGCCGCCGCCACCACCTCCGCCACCGCGTGTCGTGCTGCGATGCGGGCGGTTCGGAGTTCGGTGAGGGTGGCGGTGCCGGCGAGGTACCGCTCGAGTACGTCGTTGCACGCCTTGGCTTCGGGTGGGCCGAATGCCTCTACGGAGCGGGCGGCCCACAAAGCGAGGCGCCGGCGGGCCTGGGTGCTTCCACGCCGGGCCCGGAGGAGCCGGGGGACGAGCACAACCAGGTGCTGGCGGTCGGCGTCGCCGAGGCGGTCGTTGACGGCCTGGGCGGCACGGGCGACCGCCCGGTCGGTGCATTCCGGCAGGTCGGAGAAGTCGACGCCGGCGAGGACGGCCACCCATTCCATGATGCACACCCCGTGCTCAGGCGAGCGGTGCGACCCGGTCTCCAGATGGGGCTGGATCATCGGCCTTGACCGGCTTTCAGCATGTTCTCCTCGTCGGGGCAGGGCTGGTAACCATCGGCTTTGAGGCGCCGGTAGAGGGCAGCGACCTGCGGGGTCGCCCAGCCGATCTTGAGGCGGACCTGCCACTCGCCGGCGGCAAGGATGGCCGCCAGGCCGCGTGCCCGGCGCGGGCACGCCTTCGGGTCGGCGAGGGCCGCGAGGAGGTCCCCGGGGAGGTTGCTCGCCCGCTCGAGCCCGAGGATGTCGCAGGCGGCCGAGAGCAGCAGTGCATGGCCGGACGAGGTGACGAGCCACGCGTCGATCGCGTCGTAAAACAAGTCGTCGACGGTCACGTCCCGGGTGACGATCCGCTGGAGGTGCACGAGACGGGCCGCGGCGGCGGCCGTCATCGCCTTGTCCAGCCGGCGGGCCTCCTCCCGTTCGGCTTTCAACGTGTCAGCCGGGCCGGGTTTCCCACCGTCCCGCTCGCAACAGGGAGCGGCGTACTCGGCGTGGGTCCGCGGCGCCTCGCACACCGGTATCGGCTTGCCCCGACCGTCGATGAGGACCAGGTGGCACGGCAGGGCCCGGTGCTTCGCCTCGCTCATCCTCACCTGCTCAGCTTCGCGGCCCAGCCTGCGCCACACCCGGCCAACCCACGGCACAGAAGTCACCCTCTCGTGGCGGACGCCAGCGGGGAGAGCGGCGACGACAGCGGCGACCTCCGCCTCGACTTCCAGCGTCTCGGTCTCCCTCCCGACGAGCTCGCGGACCGTCCAATAGTTATTGGGCGATGCGGCCTGCTCCAGGACCCGCCCGATCCCGTCGGGGTGTTGCAGGAGGCCGCACAGGAGGGCGGCGTCCTCCAGCGTGATCGTCCCGGAGGCCAGCGCCGCCTGCGCGGCCCCCGGCAGGCCGAGAAGAGCGAGACGCTTCGACACGTGGGATTGGCCGCGGCCGACACGGACACCGAGGGCCCGCTGGCCCAGCCCGGTGAGCTCGACCAGACGCCGGTAGCCGTCCGCCTCCTCCAACGGCGTCAGCCCGGCCCGTTGGATGTTCTCCACGATCATCGCCTCCAGGCGGGCGACCTCGTCGAGGCTGCGCACCATGCACGGCACCTCGGACAGGCCGGCCACGACGGCGGCGGCATGACGGCGGTGACCGGCGACGATCAGCCACGACCCATCGCCCGCGTCGTTCACCAACAGCGGCTGGAGGATCCCCACAGACGCGATCGACCCGGCCAGCTCAGCCAGGTCACCGAGATCCCGTCGCAGGTTGTCGTCGGCCGGGCGGAGCGCGACAAGCGGGAGAACAGCCAACACCCCGATCGCCGGATCCGTGTCGGCGGTGGCCGGGCGCAGATCGAACAGCCCCGACCGCAGAGCGGCGATCTCAGCCCGATCGCGGCTCTCCCTCGCCTTCACCGCCGCTTTCGCGGCGGCCCGGTCCCGGCGCATCTTGTCCGTGTGCGCCGACACGCAGCACTCGGCTCGGCACCCGGCCCGGTAACCGGCCTCCCTCCCATGGATCGTCGCAGTGTCAGTCAGCGTCATTCCAAGTCTCTCCTTGTGGATCTGTTGGCGGCTGGGAGCGGTCCAGGTCGGCGGCGACAGCAGCCGCCCAGCGCAGTAGGACAGGGATCGTGAGCACGCGGGCGACCGCGTTGTGGACGGTCTTGTGGTTTCGACCCCCGAAGGCCCGCCCGATCTCCGGGAGGCTCAAGCCGGTCCTGGCCCGGACTACGGCCATCGCCACCATCCGGGCCTCGACCTTGGTCTTCGAGCGACCGGGGCCGACGACATCATCGACGCCCAGGCCGAACAGGCGGGCCGTCGACTCCAGAATGGAGGTGACAGCCACGTCGATCGGCACTGGCACGACTGGGTCGGTGGCAGCGATCCGCTCGGCTACATGCGCGGCCGAGGCCTCGGTCACGCCGCTCACCGCCCGCCCTGGCCCGCGGCGGCGCCGGGGCAGGCCGGCCAGTGGGCGGCGGCGTCAACGACAGGCACCCATGTGCCGCACAGCGAGCACGGCGCCGACAGCGCGGCCCGGGCCGGTGGGGGCGGCGTCTCGGCGACGTGCATCCCGTCGGCGCAGAACCCTTCATCGGACGCGACGTGGACCAGGCGGGCCTCCCGCATCTGGCCGCGTCGGACGGGGAGGTGACACCAGCGGCACACGTCGACGACCTCGTCGAGGTGGTTCGCCTCGCTCACCGGTCACCGGCCAGGTCATGGGCGAACGGGGCGTGGTCGGCGCAGACGACGATACCGAGACGCGTGACCCGCTCGGCGGCCCAGGCCAGCTCGGCCTGGGCCCGGGTCGGGTGGCACGGGACACCGGGAACCAGCTCGACACCGGCGGCTGCGCAGTCCTCCAACCAGCACGGTCCGAGGCCGAGGTCGCCCGGCGCGGCGTCAGACATCGGGCGCCGTCCTGGGTAGGGCCCCCGCGGCCGCCCACGCCCGGGCGAGGAGGTCGACGTGGGCGGGGCTGCCCGGCTCGGACCGCCAGGCGGCCCACAGCGCCGACTGGAGAGCGGCCGGGACCCGCGTCCAATGACGGCGGCACATCGCGTGCTCCGACGGGTGACGGGCGCCGCAGCCCGCCACCATGCACTCCACCAGCACGCCGGCGGCCGCCGTCACCGGACGCTCACGCCCACGCACGAGCGGGCCAGGCTGCCCCGTGACGACGGCCGGAGGAACCACAGGAACCCGGCCGGGTCCCCGTCGGCCCTCACGTACACCGTCCAGCGGATATCGAGCCGCCCCGCGGCCCGTTCCGCGGCGCCGTCGAGGAGGCCGGCGGCGGTCACGGCCAGGCCCAGGGCGTCGCTGTCCACACAGACCACCTACGCGGCCTCCGCCGACGGCTGATCGGGGAGCGGGACCGCCCACGGGGCCGGGTGCTCCAACCAGACGGCGATCACCGGATCCGCCGCCCACCGCCGGTACAGCAACGCCCACGCCGTCTTCCACCCCGGGTCGGCCGGGCCGCCGAACACCGCGGTCAACCGGGCCGCCGGGTCCCCGGCCCAGAACGCGTCGGCATGATCGCCACACAACCGGTGACGGTGACCTGTCCGGTCCCTCACCTCCACCTCAGCCGGCCACCCGCACCCACCCAGCCACCCCTCATCGGTACACACCGGGTCCACCACCCGCAACACCACACACGCCGGCTCCTGATCAGCCCAGAAAGCCACGGTCACGTCGACCGTCGCCCTCTGAGCGCCGCGGCCCGTCGGGTACCACACCTCCACCGGCGACCCCGCCGGCACCAGCTGCAACTCCTCCAGGAGCACCCCGACCGTCAACACCGGCCGAACCCGTCGCCGAGCGCCTCGGCCTGCCAGTCCTCCAGAGGTTCGTCCTCCCAGGGATGCTCGCTCTCCAGGTGGTCGAGGGCCTCGACCTCACAGTCGACCCACCCGATGTCGGAGAAGTCCTTACCGACCCAGTCGCACAAGGAGCACTCGGCCCGCAACGACTCCACCACCGGCACCAGGTCGTTCGGACCAGTTCCAGGACGGCGGACCCGCGCAACCAGAGGGGCCGCCGGCCGGTCGGTGCTCACCAGTCGACCGAGTCCGGCACAGCGGTGGCGGACACCGACTCAGCCAACCGGGCGAGAAGATCCACCGCCGTACGCAGATCCCTGGCCTCGCTCGCCGTGACCCCGCCCCCAACGGCGACGCCTCGCATCACCCGGCCGGCCCGAACGGCCAGACCACGCACCAGTCGGCTCGCGTCGCACAGGTCATCGTCGATCGACTCCGAGTCGACCATGGCCCGCAGACACCCGGCGTAGAGCTCCAACGCGTCATCGACGAGCTCCCCGGCCTTCTCCACCCGATAATGGCCGCCGCCGACGCCGTCCCCGATCCGGCACACCATGTCCGCGACCGCCGCCAGCGGCCTAAGCACGCCCCGGTCCGCCCACCCCTCCGCCGTCTCCGCCCGCCGAGCCAGATCCAACCGGGCCTGAGCCAGCGGGCCGGCCTGGGCGGCCTGAACCAGCCGGTCGAAGTCGCCGCGGCTCATCGGCTCGGCGTCCATCGGCGGGTTCACCACGACGCCAGACGATGTGGAGCCCGCAGCCCGGCAGGGGCGGCGCCGGGCGCGGACTCCACGACCGAGTCAACCCCGTTCCAGGGCGTGACCCCTGGAACGGCTCCGCCCCAGCCGCTTCCCACAGCGGGGGCGGAACCGACCTCGCCGGGCCACGCCCCGCTGATTCCGGCAGAATCAGTCACGACGTAGCCCGTTCTGCGGCGGGCGCGGTCGGGGCGCCCCAGCTGATGTGACCCGGATCAGCCGCCACCCCAAACCGCAACGAGGCCACCCTCTCGCCGAGCAGTCCCAGATGGGCCTTCCCGCTGTGCCAGCCGGCGAGAATCCTCAGGTTCTCAGCCAGATCACCACGCGGCAGACGCTCAGCAACCTCACTGAGCACCCTGGCCGCGTCGGCGTGGAACCGGACGCCAGCCCCGACCATCACCGCCGCCGCTTCGGGTGAGCCGGTCTGGCCGGGCGGCCGGCCACGGCGCGCCTGGCCTGGGCCCGGGTTATGACGCCGCCGGCGACGAGCGACGACGCGAAGATCCGGCCGGATTGGCGGACGGTCAGGCCCATAAGGGTGTTGACGTGGTGGCAGTGGGCGGCGGCCTCGTGGTGGTTGTACCCCCAGCACCAGGGGGCGGCGTCGATCACCCCTGAGCGGATCGGGCCGATCATCGGCAGGTAGGACCGGCCGCTCTCCCACACCACCCGGGGCACGTAGCCAAGTCCGGCGTGGAAGTCCTCGCCCTTCATCACCACGAAGCAGAACGCGGAGTGGCCGCCGTCTGCATCTGCCGCATGGGTTTCGCCTGGCCACGACGACGCTGCGGGCGAGGAGGCGTCACCAAACCCGACCAAGAACGGCTCGCCGGTGTCGCTCCGCCGGACCGCTGCGAGGTCCTCCAAGGATGAGATCCGGTCCTCTACGTTGCCCATCAAGTCCCCCTGCCACCAAGTCCGTCGTTGCCTGAGGTTACGTTAGTGGGCATGATGGCGGGATGCAAGTACTCCCGCTCCCGTTGGTTCACGCCACCCTCGCTCTGGTCGACGAGTCGAAGCTCCCGTCGCACAGCGCCGCCCTGGTCCGCCATGTGGCAACCATCCACGACCAGGCCGGCGGCCTCGACGGAAGGCTTGTCCGCTGCCCCGGGCGGAAAATGGCCCAGCGGCTGTACGGGACCGATGCGGACAGGCCGGCCGGCCACAGCGTGGTCTCTCGACGCGTCGTCGACCTGCTGGCCCGCAAGGTCCTGATCGGGCGCAAGATCGGCACCTCGTGGTACCTCGCCGTGAACGCCAACGTCGACGAGTGGCGGGTCGTGTGGATCGGCGGGAAGCACGCCGCCCTCCTCGAGGTGCGCCTCGTGGCCCGCGACCTCGTTGAGACGCGATCGGTGGGCTGGAGGGCTTCGTTGTCGCGTCCCTATGGCGCGACAACGAAGCCTTCGTTGTCGCGAAACCCCCCCTGTTTCGCGACAACGGCCGCGACAACGAAGGCCGCCGAGGAGGACGGACCCCAGTGTTTTGCTGGAGGCCACCTCCCTGGATGTCGCGGTGCTTGTCGCGAAACAGGCCCTTTTCGCGACAACGAAGGCCTCGTTGTCGCGCCCAAGGGTCGCGACAACGGTCCGGAGCCCCTGTCTCTACTTGATGTTCCTTCGGAACAATTCTCTCTAGACGGGCATCAAGAGCGGCCCGGAGGGCCGAGAGAGAGTCCGGCTACGCCTCCTCAAGCCAACCCCCCGGCCACGAGGGTGCGGGATCTCTCCCACGGGTCACAGCACGACGAGGCGGAAGTGCTGGCCGCGGCCGATCGGATCGCCCGAGCCATCCGCAAGCGGGGCAAGTTCATCCGGGGTACCGGCCTCGACGAGCTGCGGGAGAGCCTCCGCTGCCAGCTCGAGCCGATCAACGTGGACGGCGGCGTAAACGCCGTCCGGTGGGGCCCGCCCGATGCCAACGGCCTCGACCTCGCCGACCTGGCCGTCGACGCTGCCCGCGAGCTATCGGTCGCCCCCCGCCTGACCGTGGTCGACGACCGGGACCGCCCGGTCGTCGACCGGACCGAGACAGAGGCCGAGGCAGGCGACCGACTCAGGGAGATCGAGGTCATGCGCGCTCTTCGCGAGGGTCGTGGCCGCGTGGCAGACTTCGTCTCACCCGAAGAGGCGTAGCCAAGGGTTGGGGGATGGGGGATGCGGACCGGGGGCGACAAGCCAGCGGTCGGCGCGACCCGAACCTGGCGTGTGCGCGTCACAGCGGCGTGAGATGATCGGACAATCCGAGCGAAGGAGCCCCGGACCATGGCTGCGAAGCGCGCACCCCACCCCTACAGCATGCTCAACGAGACCGACTGGATCCCCACCGAGGTCGACCAGACGACCGAGCTCTACGAGCTCCTGGCCGAGCACTTCGGTCACCGGACGGCCGCCGGCATGCTCGGCTGGTTCGTTGCGAAGCGAGCGGGCCTCACCGACCCGACCGGGGCCCCGACCCGCTCGAGGTTCCGGCGGAACCTGCGCGAGCTGGAGGAGATGGGGATCACGCCGCCGAAGCCGGGAAACGGTCAACGGACGAGCGAGGACATGGCCGTCCTCGAGGCGATCGCCCAGGGCCCGGTAGGGGCCAAGGTTGCCGGCCTGGTCGCCCGCCGGCGGGAGTACGCCCGAGCTCAGGCAACCGCCGCAGGATGTTTCCTCCCTACCGACCATGTCGCGGCCGCATCCGACCAGCGTGCGATAGCGGCCTGAGAGCCCCTCAGCGGGTTCCGGGCACCCGAACCCTCCGGCGCCGCTTTGCGGGCCGGAGGGGCAGCGAGACGGAGCGATCCGCCGGTTTCCGTAGCGGGGTTCAGGCCGCTCCGTCGATGAACTCGGAGACGGCGTAGGCGGCGTGGCGGTCGAGGTCGTGGCGGTGCCGGTCGTAGCGGTTCGTGGTGGCCGGGCTCGCGTGGCGGGCTGCGGTCTGCACGTCGCGCAGCGGGACCCCGGCGTCGAGGGCGGCCGTCACGAAGCTGTGGCGCAGGCTGTGCGGGCTGATCCGCTTGGTGATCCCGGCCGATCTGGCGACGCCCCGGATCATGTACCCGGCGATCTGGCGGGTCGGGCGCCGGCCCCGCCTGTCGAGGAGGATCGGCCCGCCGTCGCGCCCCCCGACGATCAGGTCGACCGCCCGCCAGGTGCGCGGAGCGAGCGGGATGGTGGCCGGCTTGGCGCCCTTCCCGATGATCCTCAGCGTCCGGTGGCCCCGCTCGACGCCGAGGCCCTCGATATCCGCCTGGCACGCCTCGCTGACCCTCAGGCCGTTCAGCCCGAGGAGGCAGGCCACGGCGTGGTGGGCCGGGCCGGCGGCCAGGGCGGCGGCGAGGAAGGCGGCCAGCTCGGCCCGGTCGAGCCCCAGTGTCGTCGACTCCAGGCTGACCTTCGGGCGGCGGAGGAACCTGGCCGGGGACCGGTCGACGATTTCCTCGGCCTCGCAGTACCGGTAGAAGCACACCACCGTGGACAGACGGCGACAGACAGTGGCCGGGGCGTACCCCTTCGCCTCGAGGTGACGGACGTAGAGCTCGATGTGCAACCGGCGGACATCGAGCACGGCCAGGCCGCCCGCGTCGCACCACGCCCACCAGCCCCGCAGGTCCCGCTGGTAGGTCTCAAGGCTCCGGCCGCGGTACCCGGCCAGGAACCCGACGGCGGCAAGAAGCGCCTGGTCGCAGCCGGTATGTGCCGGGACGACCTCCGCGTAGATAGCGTTCGACGGCATGGGGCTGGCCTCCAAGACAGGTCAGGTTCCTAGGCCCCCGTTGGTGTTGGTTGCACCGGCGGGGGCTGCATCATTTGGGTGGAGCCGCCAGGGTACGTGGCCGGCGGGACGGCCACCACCCTCAGTGCTCGCCGCTGGCGTCGGGACGCGAAGAACCGCCCCGGCGGGGGGCCAGGGCGGTCCTTATCGTCCGAGGGGGCGAACGACGCGTTGGCGTGCGGGTATGCGGCCCGCGGGACGTTTGGGGGGCGACGCCCGGTTTGGGGGCGCCGACGGTTGACGCGGGGGCCTGGTGGCCCCTCTAGTCGTGGGCATGGGGGGAACGTTCGGAGTGTCCTGGATGCTGGCCGCCGCAGTCTTCTCGGCGGGCTGCGCCGCGAAAACGACCGGCGGTGTGGCGGCGGCGACGAGCACCGAGGCGCCCACGACCACGGTCGGGGCGGTCACTTCGACCTCCACGCCGGTAACGACGCCGGTAACCCTGCCGGTAACGATCGGCACGACAGGGGTGCCGGCGCCGGCCGTGGCCGCCGGCGGCGTGCCAGCCGACATGCTCAACCCGGCAGTGACCCAGGCGACCATCGGGACGACGATCTGCGTGGCCGGCTACACGGCCACTATCCGGCCGTCGACATCGGTCACCGGCCGGATCAAGGCGCGCCAGATCATCGCCTACGGCTACCCGGACCAGACGATCGGCAGCTACACCGAGGACCACGTGATCGCCCTCGAGGTGGGCGGGGCCTCAGCCGCCGAGTCGAACCTGTGGCCCCAGCTGGCAGGACCAGCGGGCAGCGACGACAACCTGGAGAACTCGCTCCACACCCAACTGTGCAAGGGGACGGTCACCCTGGCCGCCGCCCAGGCCCAGGCCTACGCGGCGAAGCTCGCCCACGGCTACCGCCGCCAGGCCTCGGTCGCGCCCTGACCCGGACGCGAAGAAGCCCCCGGCCGGTTAGGGCCGGGGGACAGTGCGGTGGCGGTGAGGGCCGGCTAGGCGAAGGTCGCAATGAGGAAGTTGACCATCGCCGCCGGGGTGCTGAAGTGGGAGGCGGCGACGTGGGTGCCGGTGGTCACGACCTCGGTCACCTGGTTGCCGAGGAGTGCCTTGAAGGCGTCGGAGTTGTTCGCCTTGAGGATCGTGACATCACCAGCGGAGGCGCTGATCCAGAACGGCACGGTGCCGTAGGCGGCGGCCGCGTAGCCGACCGGGTTGTTGTAGGTGGCGGCCCCGCCCGGGTAGGCGGCGTCGATCGACGCGGTGTAGGCGGCCTGGGTCCGGGTCCAGGCCAGGTCGAAGACGCCGTCGATGCAGACGACGGCCCGGACGGGGATGGTGGCTTTGGCTACGACGGACGCGGCGAGGGCGGCGCCCATCGACTCGCCGATCAGGAAGAACTGGGTGTCGGGGCCGTAGCGGGCGACGATGTTGTTGTAGAGGGTGAGGAGGTCGCTGTGGGCGATGTCGGCGCCCCACACGTTGCCGTGGAAGTTGTGGATCACGGTGATGAACCCGGCCCGCTCGAGTGCTTCCACCAGCGGGTTCTCGACGCTGCCCGCGGCCCCCGAGAAGAAGGGGGACTGGCCGGAGCCGTGACACCAGACAGCCACCCGGTAGGGGCGCAGCGGGACCGCCGGGAACCGGGCGATCACGGCCTGGACGTTGGCGTCGTTGTAGAAGATGGGGGTGGAGATGAACGGCCGGTTCCTTAGGAGCCGGCCGGCGGCGTGGGCTTTGAACGCCACAGCTCGGATGTTGCCGGCCGACGAGCTGGTCCGGAGCAGCAGGTTCGACATGAACAGCGTCGGATATGCCTGCTTCGACCCGCTGACGACGAGCACACCGGCGAGGGTGCGGACGTTGGCGTACATGTACGCACCGAACCCTGAGGCCGACCCGTTGCTGAGGTCGTAGTCGAAGCCGGCCTCGATCACGTACTCGGCCTGGTCGACGAGGGAGGCGTCAGCGACCAGGACGGTGGCCCCGCCAAGGTTGTCGAGCTGCCAGCAGATCCCGGTGCCCTGGATGTAGCCGACGCCCACCGCGTACCCGGTCGCCCCGGCTGGGGTGGGAAGGGCGCCCGGCTCGGTGCCGACGGTGAAGCCCACGGTGCTGCGGGCCAGGGCGACGCCGGTCTTGTCGGCCTTGACGACGAACGACCAGCGGCAGGAGCGGATCGGCCCGTACAGCGGCATGATCGCGTCGGCCAGGGTGCCGCTGGCCGTCGACGCGAAGCGGCCGGCGACGACGGTGGCGTTGGCTTGGGGGATGAGGCCGTCGAGGTTGGCGAAGTCGCCGTAGTAGTCGGCGGCGGAGTCGATCTGTTCCCGGCGCACGCCGGCCGTGCCGGCGGCGACCCGGGCCGAGATCTCGCTGTCGAGCCGGACGGCGAGCGCCACGGGCGTGAAGACGACCGCCCCGTTCGACGGTTCACCCTCGGTGATGACCAGGGCCCGGGACAGCAGCGTCGACCGGGCCCCCCCGGGGGCGACGGCGACGACGTGAACCCACTTCATGGCGGCCGCGGCCAGCAGGGCGGCTGACAGGGTGAAGCTGAAGTAGAAGCCGTTGGCCAGGCTTCCCGACAGGACCCCGCCCACAGCGGTGCCCGACGCGTCGGATGCCGACCGGTCCGCTTTGACGTACAGGGTGGCGGTGTGGCCGGCGGCGTCGTAGTAGCCGCCCGCGGTCGAGGGGATCGGCCCGACGAGGATCGTTTCGTCGTCGCCCAGGTTGACCTGCACGGGTGTGGTCATAGGTGCCTCCTACGTGGACGGGATCGACAGGGCGGGTTCCCGCACCAGGTCGGGTGGGTCGGCGGGCGCGGTCACCGCGCCGGTCGGCACTGCCCTCGCCGGGACGGGTTCGACCGGGTCGGCGGGAACCGACAGGGGGCCGAGCTGCCCGGGGCGGACCGGGGTGGGGCCCAGCTGGGCGGCGGCCGCGGATGCGCCCACAGGGTTGGCGGACACCGTGTGCGAGCCGGCGACGGCGGCGACCGCGGTGACAGCCCCGGGCGCGGCTGAGGCGAACGTGACCGGGCCGGGGGAGCCGGCGGTGACCCGGGCGGAGTCGGCCGGCGAGCTGGACGCAACGGTGACACCGGTCGGCTGGGTGGAGCGGACCAGGACGGTGACGACGGACGGCCCGGAGGGTGAACCCCACCCGGCGAGCCACCACGCCTTCCAGGCGGCCATTCAGTCCTCCGGTGCTCCGAAGAACTTGCGGATCACGGTCCCGCCGCCACTGACGATCCGGTTCAACACGGTCTGCGCCATCTCGATCCGCATGACCGCCTGCGCGGTCGCGGTCGCCGCGAACGCCCGCTGGAACGTGAGGAACTTGGAGGCGGCGGCCGAGGTGGTCGCAGTAGCCGTCGCCGAGCGGGACACGACGAGGCGCCGGGAGAACGCGGCGGACGAGGTGGCGGTGGCCGACAAGGTTCGGGCCAGGGCGAGACCGCGCGAGAAGGCCGATGTTGCCGTCGCCGTCGCCGAAGCGGTTCGCTGGTAGAAGGCCTGCCGGGAGAAGGCCGATGTTGCCGTCGCCGTCGCCGAACCAGACCGCTGGTAGAAGGCCTGCCGGGAGAAGCCGGCGGACCCGGTAGCGGTGGCGCTGAACGTTTTGGCCAGCACGATCCGTCGGGACGCTGCTGCGACGGCTACGGCGTTGGTTGTCACCGACCGGGCGTACAGCTTGCGGTAGTTGATCGTGACCTGGCCGCGGGCTCCTGGGCCAGCGGCCGAGTTCACAGAGCCGCCCCCCGCGCCGCCACCACCCGCCACGGCTCCGGAACCGCCAGTGGTTGGCGTTCCGGTCCCGCCCTTGCCTCCGCCGACAGAACCACCCGCTGCGCCGGCTGCTGTGCCAGCTACCGCGTTCGTCCCCCCCGGCTGAGTGCTCCCGGCGCCGCCCCCTCCACCCGACCCCGCGAGCGCGATCCCGGCTGCGATCCCGGCTCCACCGGAGAACTTGGTGCCGCCCGTGCCACCCGACGCGAGCCCCCCGGCCCCCCCGGTAGTCCCCGACCCCGCCGACCCGCCCTTAGCGACACACACCGTGGTGAACGACGAGTCCCCTCCGGCTCCTGCGCCGCCCTGTCCGACGGTGATCGTGTAGGTGGTCCCGGGCGTCACAGCCTGATTGACCGTCCCGGCGTAGCCACCGCCACCGCCGCCGGCCTGGCCGGCGGTGAGGGTGCCGGCCGCCCCGCCGCCACCGCCAGCCCAGCATTCGATGTCGACCTCGGTCACGTCGTACCCGTCGAGTGCGACTGACGGCGCCTTCCACGCGGTGGACGCGACCGTGAACGTGTCAGTCCACCCACCAGCCATCAGCTGATGACCACATCCAGAGTGAACGTGATGGTGTCGGAGGTCAAAACTGGGACGCCGGTGAACAGGGCGCGCATGAACAGCGCTTCGGTGGCCTGGGCCACGGTCGTCGTGTTGGTTCGTCCGGCCTCGGTGATCGTGCCGCCCGTCACGCAGACGATCGACCCGACACACCGGTCGGTGGCCGTCGTCGGCCGGGACAGCACCCCGGTGGTACGAGCCTCAGCGGTCTTCTCCGTCGAGGTGCCCATCGTGTTCGTCACCGCCTCAGCGGAAACGCCCGTCCCCCACCAGATGCGGTCCATCAGCCCGGGGCCCGTAGCGCCACCGTTCCCGCCGGCCGGTTTCGGCTCAGCCGACTGCCACTTTTGGACACCCCAGGTCTTACCTTCACTTGTCACGATCGCCACGGTCAGTCCTCTTCGATCGTGGCGGCGATCTGCGCCTGGTTGGCCTCGGCGTTCGCTGCGCTGTGAGCCGCGTTAGCGGCCCTGGCTGCATCCTCCGCATCTGCGACCAGACCCTCGAGGCGGCGAGCCTCGTGCGGCCCGAGGAGCTCGGCGACGGTGTCGGCGTCCTCATCGGACACCGACACCGGGCCGTACGCCGACTCGGTCCCGTCCGGGTGGGTGATCTTCGCGACGATGTCAGGCATGCGGCGCCTCTTTCTGCGGTGGGTGATCGGATGGTTCGGCGTTTCCGCCCACACCCGGCCGGGGGGGAGCGTGGCCAGCAGGTGGCGCAGGTTGGCCCGGTAAGCGACCCACAACCGGGGATGCCGGACCGGGTTCACCCACTGGGCGCTGATGTAGTGCTCGTAGGTGCCGGTGGCGGCGCGGCGCACCGTCATGCAGGCCATCGCCGCCTCCGCCCGGGTCGATGCGGAGGCCAGGAGCGTGCGCACCTCAGAACACCCGGTAGTCGACATCGATGAGCACAGCCGCCGTCGAGGACGTGGCCACCACAAGCGGCTGGTCAACCGCGCCGTCCCACACCGCGCCGTGCGCGAACGGCTGCGACCCGGTCAGCTCGACCTCGTAGCTGTTCGACCCGAGCGTGAATGTCACCAGCACGGTGCCGACATCCAGCGCCGCCTTGGCCTGCGCGTAGAGCCACACCACACGCAGCGACTGCCCGGCCGGCGGGGTGATCAGCGTGTGGTTCCCAGATGTGGTGTACGTCGCCTTGGCGGTGGTGACAGCCTTGTACCGGGCGAGGAACCCGGCGAGGAGGTTGGCGGCGGTCGCATCTGTTGCGGCACCGGCCGGGAGGGGAAGAGCCGCGGCTGAGACGGCCTGGCTGGCCGGGAACCCTGATACCGGGACGGCCGCGGCGCGCAACTGGCCGTCCGTCAACCCTGCCGCTGTCGGGTTGGCCACGGTGACGGTGCCGCCAACACTCAGCGTCGCCAACAGGCGGGCGAGGACCGCGGCCAGCGTCGTCTGGGTGGCCGGGTCGAGCAGTGTCCCGTCGGCGCCGGCCAACGACACGACTTCCTGGTGGGCGCCGCCCGCCACCGCCGGATTCGTCACCGTCCGCAGCGACTTGCCGGTCCCGTCAACAGGTAGCTGCAGGGTCCCTTCGGGCACTACTGGCCGCGCAACTCGACGGGGACGGGCGTCACCCGGCCCCGGACGAACAAGCCGGCGAGACCGGTGGCCGCGACAACGACACCCTCGACGAGGCCGACCTGGGCGGGCGTCCACGCGACCACCTCGAGGCCGACGAGGAGCGCGATGACGGCCTGGCCGGCGGACACGAACGCGGTGGCGACAGCGACAGGTTCAGCCGACACGATCGTTGGCTCAGCCATCTCAGCGCCTCACGATCACAACGATGAGAGCGACGATCGCCAGGATCACGAGCACGGTCAGCAAAGTGGGTTCCACAGGAGGGTCCTCCGAAGGGTTAGGGGGCGGCGTTCAGCCAACGGCCGAGGTGGACGACGAACGAAATTGTGAAGGCGACAACCGCGCACGCGACAGCGACGTACAGCAGGTCGGTTGACTTCACCGGGCGGGCCGGTCGGTTTCCCACGGTGGTGTTCGCGCCGCGGCGTCGGCGGCCTGGCCGTGCTCGGGGCCGGCGTGGTCAGCGAGGTGATGGGCGCCGTCCAGGTCGGCGGCCGTTACCTGCAGCGCCATCTCGATCCGGGCGAGTTGGGTTTCGATCCGGTCGAGCCGCTCCAGGATGCGGCCATCGCCTCTCATGTGCGGGCGACGATCACACCGATGAGAGCGACGACTCCGACCATGATCCCTACCAGCGTTCCGATGAGCGCGGCTGCGGCACTGATCGTCTGCCGTTGCTCCTGTGCGCCCTTCTTCGCTCCTTGCGCCTCGTCGAGTCTGGTCCCCATCGACGCGAACGAACCCTGGTTCCGCTTGTCGAGTTCTCCGACCTTCTCGGCTAGCTGGCTGATCCTGCCCTCGGCTTCGATCCGTGGCATCAGGTCCGCCAACATGCGTTGGAGTTCCGCGAGGGCGACATAGGTGGCGTCGGCCCTCTTCTCGATGCTCACCTCCGCCTTCAGGATGGCCTTCTCCGACGCGGCGAACGCGTTGGCGGTCGCCTTGTCCTTAGCCTCAAGCGCGGCACTCAAGGCCACCTCGCTCGCTGCGTGCCGCTCATCCAGCCTGGTGTTCAGATCTCCCAGCACCGAGTTGTAGAAGGTCGTGAAGTTGTGGAACTCGTCGGCCAGCCGTTTGTGGGACGCCTCGAGCGCCTTGGCGTGAGCAGTCGAGGCCAGCTCGTGTTCCCGCTCATGCGAGACCACGAACGCGTCGTGGACATGGGAGTGGGAGTCGACGAACTGGGTGTGCAACGCCTTCGTGAACTGGACGACGGCGAGTTCAACGCCCGGGCTGTCGTCGTGGAACCGGTCGCCGGACGCGGTCACAGGTCGTAGTCGCCGATGTTGCCGAACCCGGGCGGCGCCTGCCCGTACGGACTCCCCGCGTAGGTGGCGGCCTGGGTGGCGGGACCGGGTACTGCCCCCGGAGAGACCGGATTATGAGCCCGGCCCAGGACTTCCCTTTCCCGCACATCGACAGTACAGCGGCGGCGGCCGAGGGTCTCGTAGGCGCACACGGCCAGCAGGTAGGCCCTCGTCCCGTACTGGCGGATCGCCTGGGCCCTCTCCAGGCGCAAACCTTTCGGTGCCGCCATGAAGGCGCCCAGCGCCTCGCGGCTGGCACCGTTGTAGACGGTGGTGTCACGGCTCAACGCGGTCATCGGAGCAGCTCGGGGACCGGCGTCGGCCGCGGGCCGGTCCCCGACCCGAACGGGAACACTCCGCCGTCCTGGGTGAGGAGGGTGTATCCGGCGGGGCCGGCCGTGATCTGGCAGACGGGGGCGTTCAGCGGTGTGCCGCCGAGCGAGCCGTAGCCGATGGCGTCACCGAACGGGAATACGCCACCGTCTGCGGCGGCCAGCAGGTAGCCGTTACCGGTCGTGGTGGCGGCGGCGTCGACAACAGGCTTGTTCAGCGGCGTGCCCGCGAGCGACCCGTAGGCAGGAGCGTGGTCCGCGACGACAGAGCCGTCCGCACACACCCACCATCCACCCCCGGTCGGTCTCGGGCAGTAGGTGACCGCGGGGGCGGAGAGCTTGCCCAAGTTCACGGTGGGTTCCTTAGGGGTGGTGGGCGGTGCGGTGCCGAGGACGCCGGCGGCCAGCTCGGCGGGTGAAGCGAGGATCTCGTAATGCATGGCGTCCTTGTTGCCGCTGTAGAACCCGCCCCAGCCGAACACCTGGGCGCCGCCGCCGGTCCGCAGGGCTAGGATCTCGGTGACCATGCCCCGGGGCATGTCGGTCACCAGGCGGGGCCCGTAGGCGTTGGTGTCCCAGTTGACATCGCAGGCCAGGCCCATCGTGACCTTCGTCCCGGACCAGAACGTGAACGGTTCACCGTCGAAGTAGGCGTGGAGGCTGTAGCCGGTCCCGCCGGTGATGCGCCGGCAGTTGCAGGCGCCGGTGACGCCGGCCCGCGGGCGGTAACCCCACCGCTTGAAGACGGCGTCGAGGGCGATGTACGCGACGCGCATGGCGCCCGGGTGGGCGGTGCAGGGCGGCGCCCACAGCTGGCGCATCTGCTCGGTCGACCTCACTGTGAGGCCTCCACCCAGGCGGCATCGACAGCGTCGCCGTCGTCCGCGTCGATCGGGACCGGGTCGGCCTCGCCAGGCCGGAATCCGGCGTCGAGCGCGGCCCGGACGCCGTCGAGGAACCCGGGCTGGTAGGCGGCGATGTCGGCCTTCCCGTTCGCGTCCGCGGCGCGCTCGGGGCCTTCGTGGTCGTGGGGTTCAGTGGCGTCGGGCATCGGTCATCTCCGGTCTTTGGCGGTTGGGGCGCGAGCGTTCCGGCAGGGCGAAGAGCCGACGCGGAGGTCATCCGATGTTGAGCCGGGCGATGCTGAGCTCGGGGCTGAAGGATCCGACGGCGTTGACGTTGATGGCGGCGCCGCTGTTCTGGTAGGCGAGCAGCTCGACGTAGTCGCCTGCGGCCAGGCGGTAGATGGTCGCCGTGGCGACGGAGGTGTTGTTGGCTCCGTTCGGGTTGGTGTCCTGCTGTGCGACGGTGGCGCCGCCGTTGACGCGGAGGATCGCGCTGCGTTGGGTGCCTCCGGCGGCGCCGGCGAAAACCAGGGAGCCCGCCAGGGCATAGGCACCCGCTGTGGGGGCCGTCAGCCTGGTGGGGGAACCGGTGTTGTGGATGGCGGTGTTGTCCTGGCGCTCGGCGTCAAGGACCAGCGGTGTGCTGACGGCATTATCGGCGAGCCGGTTCACGGTGCTGTAGGCCCGGCAGAACGGGGCGTTCCCGAGTTCCTGGAGGTTGAGCCGGACGTAGGTGTTGAGGCTGCCGGCGGTGACGACTTCACCGGTGATCCAGACGTGCCCGACCGGGTCGGTCCACGCCACTAGCCCGGCACCCCGTTGGCGTCGTTCTCGGCCCGCAGGTCATCGATAGTTTCGGCCCAGGGCCGCCAGTTGCGGCTCCGGGGGTCGGGCCGCCGGGACAGGAGCGCCTCGGCCTCTGCCACTGTGTCCTCGTCGGGCCAGATGACAATCGTCCAGCCGGTGTCAACGTGGCACTCCGCGCACCAGAGTCGTTGGTCGGTGCGGGCTGCGAGCTGAGCGCCGCCGCACGGGCAGAGCACCACCCAGCGGCCGTCATTCACCGCCGCGGCCACGGACAGACCGGAGCGTTTGTCTTCGGGCGGCGGGGTGCAGATGGTGCCGGATGAGCGGATGTCGAGCCACGGCCCCCGGTGGGCCGCTGGGCGCCCCGGCACGGCCGGGTAGACATCCTCGGCGGTGAGGATCGTCATGATGTGCCTCCTGGGGGGGCTTAGAAGGCGAGGCGCGTGTTCACGCCGAGCTGAGATGTCCCGAGGACCCAGTACTGCTGGGCTTGGAACGGGGAGAGGGCGACGCTGGCGGTCCAGTCGGTGGCGGTCCACGTCTCGTCGACGCCCTCGACGAGGGTCGTCTGGTTGAGCGGGCTGCCGGGGATATCGGAGCGGGCGACGGCGGCCAGTTGGAGGAGGTCGAGGTCGAGGATCGCTTCGATCTGAGCGGGGGCCTCGCGGGGCCATAGCGTCAAAGCACGGACGACGAACGCCGGCTGGGCGTAGGTGGACAACTCGAAGTTGGCCCGGTCGAGGACCTCGCTGTCCTGGAGGATGGGCAGACCGGTGAGGTCCCGGCTGCGGGGCCCGTAGGCGGTGCGGCTGGCCGCGTCGATGACCCGCACGGAGAGCCCGCCGGCCTTTGACGCGGTGACGACGTTGACGATGTCGTCGGAGCCGTCGCTGAGGTCCGGGTCGGGCTGGAACGCCACCTGGCCGGCCATGTCGCCGAACGTGACGACGGGGTCGGCGTAAGGCCGCCCGAAGATCGACTTGCGGCTGACGAGGGTGACATCGCCGTCGCGGTCGACGTACAGCGCTCCGGACTCGGCCCGCTCGAGCGTTTGTAGGTAGGCGAGAGCGGTGCCGCCCAGGGCGGCTGCCGGTTGGATCTGGGAGGTGCAGGTGCCGTCGAGGTTGCGGGCGGCGGCGGCGATGCCGACAGTGTCGAGGATCCTCCCGGCCCGCACATTGGCGGTGTCGCCGGCCCACGCGGTCCCCGCGCAAGCCGCACGATGAGCGATGATCCGGGCGGCGGAGAGCACCGAGGCGTAGACAGCCACATTGCCCATCGACGCGGCTGGGGGGGCCGATGACTGGATCAGCCCGACGCTTAGGCCGCCTTGGATCGTCGTGGTCCCTGCCACGGTCATGGTGGAGTAAGCACCGTCGATGATGAGGGCCCACAGGTTCCCGCTGCGGGTGACAGCCACGTGGTGGGGGAGCCCATCACCGATGGGCGGGCCGGCCACGGAGTAGAAGCCCGACGTGTCGTTGGTAACTGTCAGCAGACTGAGACCCGTGGAATGCTCGACGTTGAAACCGGGTGCGTCGAACACGTCGCCCACGAAAAATGAGTACAGCGACCGGGAGGCGACGGCATCGCACCCTCCGACTGTCGCCTCGATTGTGAAATCCGCGGTGGCGGGGAGCACGGTCGGAGCGAGCGTCAATGCGGACTTTTCGGTGCCCGGGGGGGAGTAGACGAGCGGCAGGCCCATCGTGGTCGCTTGGCTGCCGGCGACGAGGGCGGCGCCACCCAGGCGGGCATCGGGCCCGTAGAGGCCGGGGGAAGGGCTCGACGAGCCGAGGTCTGCGGCGGAGGTCGAGCCGGGCGACTCGGAGAGGGGCCACAGGTGGGTGGGCGTGTCGGCTGCGACTTCGAGGTCGTAGGCGGTGGCGGGGAGCTCGGTGGTGTTGAGGACGCGGAGCAGGTCGGAGGCTTGCGCGTCGACCCACGACGCCCGCCGGTCGGGCCAGCGGATGGGGAAGCTGTGGAGGTGCCCGGTGAACCGGGCCGGCGTGCGGGCGCCTGCCTGCCAGGCGGGGGGCGTACCGGTCGGCCACGCCCCGACGCAGTCGAACGTGGTGGCCTGCGCGCCGACCGGGGCCGCGGCGGTAACGAGGTGGTAAAGGGCCGCCTCAGCGAAACAGGCGCCGACCGGGGCGACAATGTCCGCGGCGGTCACTGTCACGTCGCCCGAGGTGGGGAGAGCGACCTCGGCGCCGCCGGTGAACGATGGCACCGCGGCGGCTCCTGCCGCGGTGTACCAGAGGAACCCGATAGCGAGGCGTACGCCGGTGGTGGTGCACCGGGCCCTTACGCTCGCTGAGTAGGACCGGCGCGGGTCGACGGCGAACTGGGCCGTCGGTGTCGAGGCGCCCTGCTGGATGATGCTGGAGGCGGTACCGCCGGCGGCGGTGAAGGGGAACTCTCCGGATCCGGTGCCTTCGATGGGGCTGGTGGTGTTGAAGCCGCAGCCGGCCCAGGTGAGGCCGAGCTGGAAGTCGGAGTGGGCTTTGGCGATCAGGTTCCACTGGGCTCGGACCTGAACGGGCCGCATCGGTTTCAGCCACCCGACGTAGGGGCTGGAGGTGTTCCACGGGTTGAACCGGCCGTCGCTGTTGTCGAACCGGAAGTCGCAGGTGGCGGCCTCGAACACTTGGAGCTCATGCTGGCGGCCCCGGCTCGCCTTGGGGAGCTGGGCCACCAGCGACCGGTTCGGGCCGCATCGGGTCATCACCGTCCACTTGCCGGCGGTGACGACGCCGGAGGTGACCATCCCGCTGATGAGCCCAGGGTCGTCGAGTGGACTGTTCGCCCACGCCACCAGCACCGTCACGAGCGGAGCGACCGGCGCGGGCATCAGGTGAAGCCGAGGCGGCGTCCGGTGGCGAGCCTCAGTAGTTCGTCGCGTGTGTAGCTGACCGTGGCACGGGCCACTTCGCGCCCGTCGATCGAGACGGGCACGACCAGGGTGACCGGCCCGGATCCGCCACCAGCGGCGAGCGGGGACACGGTCGCCCCCCGGGGGAGGTCGACGAGTTCGGGGCCGAGCTCGCCGACGACGCCGAGGCCTCGGCTGGTGATGGTGCCGCCCTTGGCCAGGTAGGGGATGTCGGGGACGCCGAGGGTGAAACCGTCGTAGCCGATAGGTCCGATCGAGAACCCGGGGATCTTGAACTGCAGGCTGTTCCAGCCGCGGACGATGAAGTTGATCGCGGACCTGAAGGCATCGGCGATGCCGTCCCACATGCCGGCGGCGGCCCGCCCGATCCGCCCGGGTAGGCCTGTCACGAAGCCGACGAGATCCTCGATCCGGTCGTGGACCCAGTCTCGGGCGGTGCTGATCCCGCCGGTGATCATTCCCCACAGGCTGGCCAGGGCACCGGCGACCCGGCCGGGTAGGCCGGTGTAGAACCCGACCCAGTCGGATATCCTGTCGCCGATCCAGGTGACGACCGCGGCGAACGCGTCCTTGATGGTGTCCCAGTTACGGGTGATGAACAGCACGGCCAGGCCGATCGGGCCGGTGAGGATGGCGAGCAGGAGCGGCCAGTTGGCGGTGACCCAGTCAACGACGCCGGAGATGACGGACTGGATGAGCCCGAAGGCGCCGTCGACGAGGTCACGGAACCAGCCGACGTTCTGGTAGGCGATGACGATGATGGCCACCAGAGCGACGATGGCCAACACCACGAGCACGACCGGGTTGAGGGCCATGATCACGTTGAAGGCGGCTTGGACGACCGTCCACAGCTGGGTGACCTTGACGATCCCGGCGATCAGGGCGACGAGGCCGACGCCGACCATGATGACTTTCTGCATCCCCGGGCTCATGTTCGCGAACCAGCCGACGACCTTGGTCACCACATCGGTCAGCTTCGCGATGACAGGCACCAGTTTGGAACCGACGAGCTCCTGCAGTTCACCGAACTGGTTCTTCATGATCTCGGCTTTGCCGGCTGCGGTCTTGCCTTCCTTCTCCGCGAAGCCACCGACCTGGCCACGCAGGCCGCCCATCACCTGATCGAAGTTGCCGGCCAGGTCACCGGTGTCCTTGAATTTGATGCCCACCTCCGCCAGGGCCTTGCCCTTGCCGAGCATCGCCTTGCCGAGGGCGTCCGCGGCTTCAGGTAGGTCTTTACCGGTCTTGGCCGCGTAGTCCTGGAGGAGCGGTGTGAGCTGTTCGATCTGCCCGCCGGTGAGGCCGAACTGGGCGAGGACGGCCTGACCGGACTTGGTGGCGTCGTCGTCGAATCGTGTCTTCTTCGCCAGGCTGGTCGCGAGCTTCTCGAAGCTGGCCGTATTCGAGTCGGCCAAAGCGGGGAACCGGGCGAAGGCGTCTGTCAGCTTGGTGCTGGCCGCTTCGCTGTCCTTGAACGCTCCGACCGAGTCCTTCCCGAACTTGAGGATCCCGGCGCCAGCGGCGAGCCCACCGAGCTTGCCGGCCAGGCCGCCGAGCTTCTTCCCGAAGCTGTCGCCGGCGTCGTCGGTGTCCTTGAACGCCTTCTGGGCGGATGTGGCGTCACCGAGGATCTCGATGACGAGGCTCTTGGTGCCCATAAGTCAGCCCTCCTCGGCGTCGGCGATGTCCTCGAGTGCGTCGAGGTATTCGTGGAGTTCGGGCATGGTCAGTCGGCCGACATCCCAGGGGTGCAGGTCGAAGTGGTACGACAGGCCGGGCCAGGCGCCGAGGAGCCTGGCCCTCAGCCTTCCGGGTCGTTGACCGCCGGGTCATCGACCTCGTCGTCGTCGTCGACGAGGTCGCATTCGAGGTCGTCGGGGCGGATCTGCTCCCACTCGCCGGCGAATGTGTTCCACGCCAGCCTGGGCTCGCCGTTGGCTCGTCGGGCCAGCCACCACAGCACCGCGACCGTGTCCTCCCCGATCCGTGTTTCGGACACCAGGAACTGGTCGAAGGGGATCCCGGTCCCCAGTCGGACCGCCATCTTCTCGTTGATGGTCAGCGTTGCCGGGAGCTCGAGCGTCCGGCCTTTCACGCTGATCCGGAACCGTTGGGTGGCCGCGGCCCGCTCGCGTGTCTTTCCGGGGCGGGGTGCTTTGGCCATCGGGCCTCCTAGTTGGGGAACGCTTGGCGGGTGACCTCGTCGAGGGCCTCGGTGTACACGGTCCGGATCGCGCCCTCCAGGACGCTGATCGCCGGGTTGATGGCGTAGGGGCCCTCGCCGTCAGCGCCGGCCTTCCAGGCCGATCCGACCCACGGCTCGAACTGCTTGAACCGTTTGGCCCCAAAGAAGGCACCGAACGCGAACGGGATCGCCGAGGTTGGGCGTACTGCGATCGAAGCCTTCGCGGCGCTAGCGGACGCCCTGATCGCCGCGGCCGCTTTCCTCTGCGTCGGGGTAGCGGCCTGGGCCTGGCTTTGCGCCTCGGCCTGGACGAGCTTGGCGACGGTCAGCGCGGCCTTGCGGAGCTGCTTGGGGAGCTCCGCGTCGATCTGTTTCAGGTCGCGGGCCAGGTCCTTCAGACCTCGGACCTCTATGGCCCGCCCGCCGAGGGGCATTTACGGGGTGACCTCGGTGGTGGTCAACACCGAGGTGATCGCACCGGCGTCGCTGGCCGGTCCGACGGCGACGTAGGGGATCTGGAGCTTCAGGATCTTGCGGTCCTTGACCATCGGGTTGGCGTCGTCGTAACGGACGTTCATGGTGGTGACCAACGTTTGGGCGCCGGCGGTCAGCGTCCAGACGAACGCGAACTCCGAAGCGTTGATGAGCCGGTCGTACTGGGCGAGGTCGGCGAAGTCGAGCTCGAAGCTGCCTTTGTAGGGGCGAAGTTCCGCCTCGAGGGGCTGATCGATGAGTCCGCTACCAAGGAACCGGCGGTCTTCGATGGCGAGAGCGTTGTCGCCGGAGACCTTCATGTCCCGCACCTTGGTCGCGGTGCCGCCGATGCTCACTGTCGCCCCGGTGTATGTCATCGGCCTGATCCCAGCGGCGAGAGTGTTGGCGATCAGGGCCTGGGAGGTGACGACATCCTGGGCGACCACGTCGAGGCCGAGGGTGGCGATCTCCCCAGCCTTGCAGGCGATCTCCCACGACTTCACCATGCACCCCAGGTAGGAAAAGGGGCGGACGACACCGCCCCGGTCGGGCCGGCCGATCTGCATCGTGAAGAAGTCGTCGGCCAGGTCGCCCGGGGTGAATGTGTGGGTGAACGGACCGGCGCCGGCGGTTGCGACCGACCCGAAGCACCAGCCGAGCAGCCTGCCGATCGACCGGTCGTACAGCTCGAGGCCGACGGAGCCGCCGACCTCGATGTCACCCGGCGACCACTGCTGGGACCGCAGGACCCGGGCGCCTGAGATGATCCCGGCCGACTCGAGCCGTTTCGGCATCTTCTTCATCGACTCGTTCACCAGCGGGAAGCACCGGTCGGGGGCGACGTAGGTGCCGTAGACGGTCTCGGCTTTGAACGCGATCTGGGCTGCCATTCCGCTGGCGAGCGGCATCGTCAGGCCTCCTTGGTCGACTTGGTGGGCGTCTTGGTCTTCGCCGGGGCGACGACGGCGAACGGTTCACCGAGGTGCTCGGCCAGGTCGTGGGGGACATCGATGGTGGCGCCGGCGGGAGCGGCGATGAACGCTCCGTCGATGGTGATGTCGAGGTCGGTGTCGCCGGTGTTGATGACCTGGGTCACGGGGTCTCCTAGGTGAGGGTGAGGCGGGCTTCGACTTGGAGGCGGACCTCGAAGCGGGAACCGTGCCCGGGTTGTGTGCCGAGGCGGCCGGTGGCGTGTTTCCAGCCGAGGCCGACGATCTCGCAGCGGGGGAACGCGGTGATCCCCAGAGTCGGGTTGGTGCAGACGGTCCCGAGTACTTCGCCGAGGATCGCGGCGGCCTGGGCGTCTACGGCTTGTTGGCTGCCGTCGGTGCGGGGGCGGAGGACCTGGACGATGACCTCGACGGTGTAGGTCTCGTCGAGCCACAGCGGGGTGCCTAGGGCGACTACGTCGTCGGTGCCGTCGGCGTCACCGAACCAGACCGCGGCGAGGGCGGCGTCCTGGGCCAGGTCCGTTTTGGTCTCGGGGGCCTGGTACCCGGTTTTCACACCGTTCAGCCCGGGTCTGGCCTGCAGGTTGTCGAGGAGAGCGGCCTTGAAGACCGCGACTGTGGATCCGTCCATTAGTCGGCGTACGTCGTGGCCGGCGTGCCGAGCTGCCACACGTCGAGGAGCATGTCCCGCACAGCGTTGGGGACCCCGAACTTGGGCCACGCCTGGGCGGGAACATCGAACTCTCCGAGGACCGCGACCGACGGTTCCTCGGCCCGCCACATGTACTGCAGCCAGATGCGGGCCGCATGCTTGAACCGGGCATCGACAGACGCGGTGTCGGCGGACCGGCCGGCGACGTAGGTGACTTTCACGTTCCGCCGCCCACCGGCCCAGCTGGTGTCGCTGCCACCGGACCGGCGAACGAGGAGCCCAGAGAGAAGCGCCGGGTCGGGCCGGTACGGTTCGGCCAGGTAGCCGTTCGGCATCGTCGTCGGCGTCTCGACGGTCAGGGCCGCTGCCACCCCCGAGGTGTGCTCGGTGACCAGCGTCAGAGTCGACACCGGGTACAGGGCGAGTTGGACGGTAGAGCTGCCCCCGTCGTGGAGTTCGCCGGTCACTACCCGTTGCACGACGGGCCCCACCGCCCGGTCCAGGCTTCGGGACACCCCGGTCGTCATCTGGGCCAGGAGGCCCTCGTCCTCGTCGATCCCGTCCTTGCCGACGGCTGCTCGGGCCTCGGCGGCGGTGAGGACATCGAGGGCGTCGACCACCTGGCGTTACCTGGTCCCCTTGGCCCGGCGTGGCGTTTTCGCGCCACCGAATCGTGCCGCCTCCTCCTCGACGGGACGTTCGGGTCGGGCGGTCCCGGTGACACGGGCCTGGAGGTCCTCGCCTGTCTCGAAGCAGCCTTCGCGGCCCTTGTAGGCCGGGTCGGCGGTGTCGAGCGGTGTGCCCGCGTAGATGGTGCGGTAGCCGGGTAGGTGCAGGGTGTGGCGGGCGAAGACGATCACGGGGCGCTCCTTGTCGAATCGGGTGGGTCGGGGTTTGCCGGGCCCGGGGCTTGGGGCGCCCCGGGCCCGGAGGCTGTTAGCTGTCGAGGACCCGGAAGGCGTTGGCGTCGACGACATCGCTCCCCGAGCGCCAGTAGCAGTACCAGCCCCGCTGGCCGGTGGGCCGTTGGGTGGCGCCGAACAGCACGGGGATGAACTCGACGGACATCCCGACTCGGTCAACGATCGCGAACTTCTTGAAGTCGCCGATGAGGAGGATGAAGTTGGTGGCGGTGGCGTTGATGACACCGTCCATGTCCTCGGCCTCGTAGATCGGCTTGCCCAACAGGACCGACGGGCGGTCCGAGCCGATCTGGGCCCACAGGCTGGAACCGCCGGCGGTGTCGAACTGGCGGATCAGGTTCTGCACCGCGAGCTGGGAGACCCATGAGGCGTTGGGGCGGTGACGGGCCGGGAGGGCGTTCAACGTCTTGTACACGTCGGCCACCACGAATGTGTCGGCTGTGGTGGTGGGCACGACGGAGCCACCCACCGCGGACACCGCGGTGATGATGCCCTTCGGCTCGTTGACGCCGGAGCCGAGGGTGAACTTCGTGGCCTCGAGGCGGTCGCGGGCGTCGGAGAACATCATGAGGAGGTCGCCGGCCAGGTTGGCGATGTCCTCGAACGCCTCGATCGACACGGGAACGAACGCCTGGGCCCGGTGGGCGCTGATCGACGGCTGAGCGAACGTCGGCGCGTTGTCGGACGCCTCGGTGGCTTCTGTGGTGTACCCGGCGGTCACGCCCGCCGACGACACTCCGTTCCAGGTCTTGGCCACGATCGTCTTGATGTCGGCGATCATGCGGAACGGGTTGATCGTGCCGGCGTTGGTCATGATGATCGTGGGGTCCAGGACGAACGGGACCGCGAAACCGCCGTTGGCGGCGGTGAGCGACATGGCCCGCTCGGCCTGCAGGGCCCGCCGTTCGGGGTCGGTGAGGCTGATCGTGTCGCCGACCATCAGCTTCGCCCACGCCGCCCGGTAGTCGTCAGAGCCGGTGGCCAGGACGTGCTGGGCGAGGGCGCCGTCGCGGGTGTCGCGGCGACGGAGGAGCCGGTCGACCTGGTCGCGGTGGGCGTCGTCGACGAACTCGGACCGCTCGAGGGCGACGAGCGCCCGGTCGCGGAGCTCGCGGCCGACCTCGGCGGGCGGGCGGCCGAAGGCGCGGACCTCGGACAGGTCGAACGGGTCGCCACGCTCGGGGAGGAGGGCGACACCGCGGGCGCCGTCACCGGGGACAGCCGCGGCGGGGCGCAGCGTCGCGGTCCGCTCGATCGAGGCGTGCCGCTCGAGTTGGGCGGCCAGGTTGTTGCGCATGGTGAGGCCCTCGTCGAAACGGGTCTGCTCTTCGGGGGTGAGACTGCGGAGCTCGTCACCGGTCTGGTGGAGTTCGCGGAGGCAGGCGTCGAGGTACTCGATCGCGTTACGGATCTGGTCGGGGTTCATCGGAGTACTCCTGAGAGGAGAAGGGCCCGGTGGCGGGCCTGGAGGGTGGGATCGGTCGACGGGTCGGCGCTGCTGGCCTGGCCGTCGTGGCCATCGCCACCCGCGCTCAACGCGCCGGGTCGCCCGATGGAGGTCTTGGTTGCCCGTTCGGCTGCCGCGAAGGCGCCCGGGTCGGAGCGTCGGAGCTGCTCGTAGTAGCGGTCGGTGAGGCTGCGGACGCCGGCGGTCGCGTCAGGGCTGGCCGGGAACGTGACCGGGCCGAACTCGCTGACCTGACAGTTCAGGATCGACCGCTCCGGGAGGCCCTTGGGGTTGTGGTCGGACACCGGTGGTTCGTCGTTCCAGGATTCCTCACGCACCCGGAACCGGAACGACGAGCCGTACACCCCGGCGGCGAGGCCCGACATGACCAGCTCGGGGATCCCGTCGAACAGGCCGACCTCATAGGCGGCGCCGGTCGTGTCCTCCCTCAGGTCGTCGATCGACCCGAGGATCTGGTCGCCGAGCATGTCGTATCCGTGATTGAACGTGGACCGCATCCGGTTGCGGTCCTCGGCGATCGTCTGGGCGAAAGCGCCCCGCACGGTCCGCTCGAAGAAGTGGCCCTCCCACATCGAGTCGACCTCGTACCAGACGTCGAACACCGAGAAGTGGCCGGCCAGGACGCGGCCGCTGCCAGCTGGCGCGGCGCGCAGCTCGGGCGGTGGCCGCAAGGCGCGCACGATATCGATCGACGTGGGAGGCATGTGGTCCTTTCGGTTCATCCGGCGGTGGGCGCGCCCGGCTTTTGGAGCTGGACGGAGACCAGTCCGGAGTGGACGAGCCGGCCGAGGTCTTTGGCGTTGATGGCAGCGACGACCGAATCGGCGGTGAACCCGGCCGCGACACCAGTCGAGATGGCCGCGAGCTGGGCGGTGAAGATGTCGGCCTGGTCCTTGGCGTCCTCGCGCAGGACAGGCATCTCCGACGTGTCGAACCACAGCTCGGCGTCGGCCGGCGCGGCGACCAGACCACCGAGGGAGGTGCACAGCGACTGAAGCGTCGGGTAGATCCAGGTGTCGGAGAAGTTCCGGCGGGCCTGCGCCGAGGTCAGCGCGTTCAGGGCCGAGCCTTGCATCCCTTCGGAGATCTGCAGGATCGAAGCGGGGACCCGGGACAGCATGGCGATCCGTGTCTCACCGGCGCCCTGTGTGGCTTTGAAGTCGAGTTGCTTCAGGTCGGCGCCGACGACGGTGGCGTCGGCGCCCTCACCGAGGAACAGGGTCCGGTAGGCGTTGGCGACGCCCTCGTGGCCCTTGCGGAGGCCAGCGACGAGCTCCTTGAACGCCTCCTTGTTCGGGGCTTTCAAACCGGTGACGACCAGGTTCGGCGTGCCGGCGTTCTCGAAGAATCGGAGCTTGTGGATGGTCGCGGCGATGTCGCCCTGAATGTCGCGGATCGCCGGGGTGATCCACGACATCCCCCGGTAGGAGGCCTCCGGGTCGGGAAGCGGCGACCAGTGGGCGACCTGGTCGGGTAGCAGCGTCGTCGGCCGGTTCTTCGACCCGAACCCGCCGTTGCAGTACCAGTAGCCGAGGAGGTCGCCGTCGAGGGCGCCGGCCGGGTCGTCGGGCTCCGCGTCGGAGCCGAGCACGATGTAGGTCCAGTCGGGGCGGAGCACCCGCAGCCTGGCTTTGGCCCGGTCGTAGTAGACGAACGCGTTTCCCGCCGCCCCGGCGTGCCATTCCATCTTGGTGATCAGCTCACCGGTTGTGGCGTTCGGCCACGGTCTCTCGAGGGGAGCGAGGGCGCCCGTCCCGAACAGCTTCCCCGCCGTCTTGGAGCTCCGCTTGTTCCGCCAGATGAACCGGGCCTGGGAGAGGACCATGCCCCGGACGAGTTGGGCGCCGAACGCGGGAGGGCAGCCTTTCAGGGCCCGGAGGTGACCGGTGAGGTCGGCGGCGATCGCCTCGACCTTGGAGGGGGCCATGCTCGTCTGCAGGCCCGTCGGGTACTGCGAGCCACCGAAGTTGAATTGGTCGCCGACGGTCTGGAGGTAGTCGGACCACGAGAACCGTTCCACGTCTGGGGTGGCGCGGCGGTGGCGAAGGGTGAGCATGTCAGCCCTCCCGGGTCGACTCGAGAAGGAACACCGCGGCGAGGCCTCCGGTGGCGGCGACGACGAGGCCGGCGCCGATCCCGACGACCACATCGATGACGCCACCCACGACCAGGCCGGCGCCGGCGGCCATTCCGACCAGGCTGATCAGGAAACCGGCGGCGCGGGCGGTCATGCCCATACCGCGAACGTCTCACCGGTCGCGGCGGCACCGATGCCACCACAGGCCCGGTCATGGGCCATGACCGCACCGGCGGCCAGGTCGATGTACCGCTTCGAGTTCGGGTGCTCCTTAGCGATGCGGACACCTCCTTCGGTGTGTTTGGCCCGGCAGTTAGCGAGGTGGCGCCGCAGCCGTGGGTCACCCGAGTGGCCGATGTGGCCCTGGGTGACGGCTTCGTAGAACCGGTGGCAGGCCGGGACCATCGACTGGGCCGACTGGGAGTACTCGACGATGGGGAGGCCTTCGTCGGCCAGGCCTTCCAGGGTGCCTCGCCAGTGGTTCAGGTCGGCGGCGACCTCTCGGACCTGCCATCCGGCGCAGGCCATGCGGATCGTGTCGGCCACCTCGCCGATCGGGACTCTCCAGTCGTCTGTGCCCGGGTCCGGTTTCTCCCAGGTCGCCACGACCCACAGCCACGGGACGGTGCTAGTCAGATCGACACCGACGAGGGCCGTCGAGTCGCCGCTGTAGGACCCGTCGAAGCCGATGATGATCTCGGCGCCGGCCGGTGGCGGGTCACGCAGGTCGACGCGTTCGTCCCAGGCGGGCAGAGGCACCCACGTCTCGATGCTCGAGACCCACCGGTTCAGGTGGTAGCGGAGGAACTCGTGGACCTTGCCCTCGTCCTTCAGCTGCTGGTAGGCGAGCGCCAGATCCGACGCCGGCCAGAAGATCTCGGCGACCGGGTTCGCCTCTCGGATCGCGGCGAGGAGCTGCTCGGGGTCCTCGAGGTCCCAGTGGTCGGACGCTTCCCGCCAGTAGAAAAAGAACTGCGGGTCGATGAGCTCGCCCGAAGCGACCTTGCAGCCGTACTCATAGAGGCCACCGAGGAGCGACTCGAGGTTCCAGCCCGCGGTCGAGATCCCGACGATCCGACCCCGCCGTTTGCGTAGACCGTTACGCAGGATCGTCCACCGCCGTGAGGCCTGCAGCCAATGTGTGTCCCACTCGTGGAGCTCGTCGCCGAGGACCAGTGAGGGCCGGGGCCCGTCGAGGCTGCCGATCCCACCGGTCACCCTGTACATCCGGCCGGCCGTCGGGAGGTATGTGATGCGCGTGGCGGTCTGCTTGAAGTGCTGCTCGATGCCCGAGCCGTCGAGCATGTCTCGGGCCGAACCGAGGATCAGGTCGGCCTGGTCGTCGGTGGTGGCCGCCACGGGGACGATCGGCCGGGTGCGGGGTGATGTTGGCCCGGCCAGATGCTCCAGGCCGATAGCGGCGAGCAGCTCCGTTTTCGCTTGGCCTTTGGGGACGCCGAGGAGGGCCTGGAGGTGATTCCATCGGGCCTGGCCCTGAGGCGGGTCGCAGTTTTCGACGCCTTTGGGGTCGTCGCCGAACGCCGGGTCGTACTCGTACAGGCTGGCCAGCACGTCGCATTGCCAGGCGCACAGCCGGTAGGGCCGGCCCTGCAGAACGCCTTCGGCGTGGCGGAGCGTGCCCTCCATCCAGTCTGCGGCGGCCTCCCAGTGGCTAGGCGGGAGGGGCGACGCGACGGGCGAGACGAGGATCGGCACGGTTCGGCTTCTCCTCGTATCGCTCGACCATCTCCGGGTTGCGTTTGGCGCCGTCGATCGCCGCGGCCAGGCTGATCTGGCCCTTCAGCCGGCCCGCCGGGTGAAGGAAGAAGCGGTCCTCGAGAGCGAGGAGCCGGGCGTGGACGGTGTCAGCGTGCCGGCCGGCCGGGTTGATCACCACCTGATCCTTCGACCCGGCGACCAGCGGCGCCTCCTCCATCGAGCACAGCAGAGCGTCGTGCAACTGGCGGAGGCGGAACAGTGTCTCCAGGGCCGGTAGGTCCGACTGGGCCCAGTAGCGGGCCACGGGGAGCTTCCACACCTCCACCCACGAAGCGGCCTGGGCCTCGCCGAGGACTTCGGGTGCCGGGGGCGCCAGCGGCCGGTCGTCGATGACCTCAGCGGCGCCGTGTCGGGTGGCTTCAGGGTCAGGCATCGGCCCGGGCGCCACTACAACGGCCTCCACCCGAGTGCCAGCGGCACGATGAAGCAGGAGCCGATGCAGGCCGCCCATCCTGCGACGACGACCCACCAGGAATCGCCGGGCCGGTTAGAAGGAAAAAACGTGCGAACCCGGCGTGTGGGGCTAACGAGAGCGGGTCTCCCACACCTCACTCCCGCCCGTGACGACCCCACCCCCCGGGTCGATCGACTCGTCTCACTCACCGTGAACGCGCGTCTTGCGGCCGGCGGACCAGCCGACACCACCCCAACCACCCAACCTCAAGCCGCTGCCCTCCTCGTCGTTGCACACACGGCACAGCGTCTCCAGGTTCGACTGGTCGTTGCTGCCGCCACGCACCAGCGGCCACCGGTGACCACCGGTCAGGTCGACCGTCGACCCGCACCGTGCGCACACCGGCTCGGCCAGCACCTGCGCGGCGCACGCCGACGCCGAAGCCCGACGCCGTCTCTGCCGGCACCCTTCACACTTTTCACAGCGGCGCCCCGGGCCCAGAAGCCCGCAATCCGCGCACCGGCGCATGATCACGATTCGGGGTTCACGAATCGTGAACCGCTTCCGCCCCCGGTCTCGCCCGCTGGAGCGGGGGACCGGGGGCAGACCTGTAGCTCCCACGTGACCCAGGCACACGTAGCAGTCTCAGGCGGCGGCCGGCGGGCGTGGGGCGATCTTCATGACCGGGTACGGCGCGCCGTGAGGTGCGGACGGGGCGATGAAGTCGAGGTCGCCGTCGCCGAGGAGATGGTCCTTCGCCAGCTGGGTCAGCTCCTTGGCATCTACGACCTCGGTGATCACCCGGATCAGCAGCTCCGGCCGGTCGGCCAGGCGCTCCTTCGCCGCGTCCAACGACGCCCGCCGCCGGTACTGCTGGCTCAACTCGACGAGCTGGCCGAGCGCGGTCACAGACGGGCCGTCCTCCCGGGCCTCGAGCTCAGCGACGACCAGGACACGGCCAGCCGCGCGTTCCTGGGACAAGCGGGCGATGTCGGCGCCCAGGCGGGCGTCCTCGACCATCAGCTTCACCAGTCGGGTAGGCGACATCGGACGGGGCACAGGGCGGCTCCACGGGATCTGAGGTTGGGGCAGCGGCCCGCCACACGGGAGTGCGTGGGCGGGCCGCCGTCGGCCAGCAGGCCGCACGCCAGCAAGAGGTGCGGCCACGCTGACGGGATGGGGCCTGGGAGCTACAACGCTCCTTGGCCAAGGACCGGCGAGACTGCATCCAGTGGTACACCTCGCGCCCCCAACAGGCAAGCAGCCACCCATCGTGACCTGCGACGATGCGTTGTCCCCCCATGGGGGACACACGCCTGGGGCTCAGGCCGCCGGCTGGCGCCCACGGCGCGACGGCTCGAACGTGAACCGGTCCCGGCCCGGGTCGGTCGTCTTCGGCCACCGCAACCACGCCCGGTAGCAGGCGTCGTCGTACCCCGACCGGCGGCGGCCCACCACCGGCTGATCGCACGCCAAGCAGTAAGGGACGGTCACGTGGACCTCGAGGAGCCGAGGGTCAGCTGGACGGCACGTCTGGACCAGCTGGTGACGTTCCCGGTCGAGCCGCTCGATCGTGCGCAAAGCATCGGTCATCCCCGACAGGTAGGACCGGATCCGCAATGCCAGACCCCCCGACAGCGTCGGGTTCATAGCCGTCAACTCGACCGGCTGCGCATGCCCACCCGATCCGGACCGCTGGTTGCTCGCCGACCGCAACCCGTCATCCGCCAACAGGGCGGCCTGGGCCGCCAGGTCCTCAGCGACCGCCGTGTAGGCGTACACCTGACCCGCGGCCCGGGCCGCAGCCCGGTCAATGTGGTTCTGGCGGGCGGCCACCGGGGCGCTCAACACGACGACCTGGACCTGGGTGATTCTGCCGGAATCACCCCAACAGGCACCCACCACTCCCAGACGAGCACAGCAAGCGTGAAGTGGATCACTCCACACAGCCTCCCACCCCGTCGGCAACCTGATGCGCGACGAATCAGGGCAGATCGGGGTAGGAGCCGCAACCGTCGTCGTGGGCGACCGTGACATTCCAGCTCGAGTCCGCCGCCGGGTCGCCGCCCAGCCAACGGAGGAACACGTTGGCCCGACAATCCAGGCACGCCACCAGCAACCGGTTGGTGAGCGTGGCCGGAGGGTCAACACCCACCGGGGCCTCGACCTCGATGTAGTCGTACCGGTCAGAACCATGGTCGGCGGGCGGCGTGTCCACGATCACAGGACCAGCCTGGCCGGCCACGCTTCCAAGCCGTGAACCGAGCACGGTTCGTGCTTGTGGAGCTCGAAGTCGAAACGGGACTGGATGTCCTCGTCCAAGTCGGCCTTGGCCTGCGCGTAGAGCCACACGACCCGCAGCGACTGGCCGGCCGGTGGGGTGATCAGCGTGTGGTTCCCAGATGTGTTGTAGGTGGCTTTGGCGGTGGTGACCGCCTTGTACCGGGCGAGGAACCCGGCGAGGAGGTTGGCGGCGGTGGCGTCGGTCGCCGCGCCACTGGGGAGGGGAAGAGCCGCCGCTGAGACAGCCTGGCTGGCCGGGAACCCTGACACCGGGACGGCCGCGGCGCGTAACTGGCCGTCCGTCAACCCTGCCGCTGTCGGGTTGGCCACGGTGACGGTCCCGCCAACACTCAGCGTCGCCAACAGGCGGGCGAGGACCGCGGCCAGCGTCGCCTGGGTGGCCGGGTCCAACAGGGTCCCGTCCGGCCCTGCCAACGACACCACCTCCTGGTGCGCGCCGCCGGCCACCGCCGGGTTCGTCACGGTGCGCAGCTGCTTCCCCGTCCCGTCGACCGGGAGCTGCAGGATCCCCTCGGCCACGGCCTACCAGCCGCGCTCGGCGACGGGAACCGGACTCACCCGGCCACGGACAACGACGGCAACCAGGCCGACCAGCGCAACCACGAACGCCTGCACCGCGGAGATGAGCACCGGGTCGGCCAGGACACCAGACGCGACGAGCACAGCAACGACCGCCTGGGCCAGGCCGAGAACGGCGGCGCCGACCGCGACCGGCTCATTGGCGGTGAGCCCGGTCACCGGCGCACGATGAACACGACGAGAGCGAGGATCGCCAGGACGACAAGGATCACGATGAGAAGGTTCTGGTCCACAGGGGGGTTCCTCCGGTTTGGGGTCATGGTGCGGCGGCAAGCCACCGGTTGAGATGGATGACGAAAGCGATGGTGAAGGGGCCGGCGTGGTCAGCGAGGCTGTGTGCCACCGTCAAGTCGTCGGCCACCAGCATCTGGTCGGCCTCGATGCGTTGGACCACGGTCAGCACCTGGCCGAGCAGGTCTTCGATCCTGTCCAGCCGTTCGAGGATGCGACCATCGCCCCTCAAGTGTCGCCTGTCTCCTTGCCAGTGGGTGCTGTACCGACGAAGTGGCCGTAGACATGCACGAGTAGGTCAACTGTGTCGTCATCGGCCATGGCCACCGCGATCCGCGTGATCAGAACTGTGACCGGGATCCCTGTGTCCGTCTGGCCCTGCCACACCCGGGCGGGGACACCGTTGACCTCCACGACCCTGGTCGTCGACTGCAGGTCGAGCTTCACCGGCCCGGTATGTCCTCGCCGGCCAGGTCCTCGATCAGGCGGAGGGCGATGTCGTCCCATGGTGTCGGCTCCCACGCCTCACCCTCGTCGGCCAGGATCTTGTCCCAAGCATCAAGCAGCTCCCCCAGCCAAACCACCGCACGCGGGACCGCCTCCGCCTCCGCCTCCGCCGCCGCC